CTTGGCTTGCCTCGGGTGCGATTGAGAAGAAAGCGGGAGTTGTCGCTGACGGGAAAAGAGGCACCTATTACCGTCACGCCAAAAAACCTTTGTGATGGTGTAAAGAACAACATTTCAGGGCTACCCACCTGACGAGGTGGGGGCAATCCTGAAGATGGGAGTTTGAGCCTCCCTCACAATTTATGAACAACCTATCCCCCAACGACCCCCTCTATTGGTTTAAGAACCTACCAAAAGAGGTAAGCGTCTTAGTTCAATTGGAGGATGATAGGCTTTTAGAGCTACCCAAACACTACAAGTTCAGGATGATGGGGGTGAACGAAGAAATGATCTCCCATTGCGAGGTAGTGGGGGGAGCCAATTGCGGCCTCCGCTTCTACCTAAGCGGGAATGGGCTTAACGCGATGGAGCCGGTAGAGTAGCCTACCTGTAAGCAATCATCTGGACTTCAACTTGAGGGGTTAAAATTTTCTTCTTACGCAAGTCATTCAGGTAGATTTGTTTCTTGTAGTCTTCCTGAATTGTGGCCAGCTTGCGATTGATAAACATGGCTCGCTCCCCGTCCTCAGCGGACTGAGCCAAGAGCAGTTTGTCCATCTCACCAATGTTGAGTGCTTCGTTTCTAACATCCTGCCTAAAGCGAGACACTAGACTCTTACCAATGTCAGGCTTCTGTGAAATGAGCTGACGCAACGCCCGCTCCTGCTCGCCCTTTGGTAATGCCTGAATCTTTTCGTAAAGCATCTTGGGTGAGTTCTCGTTGTCGGGCTCAGGCGCAACGTAGGTTCCGTTAATTGCACCAAGAGCAATAGCGGTGGGAACCCGCCCATCTTTGAGCGTCCTAGCAATCTCGTCGTCTGTAAGGCCAAGAACGCGAGCATCGCTAACAACGCCCGCAACCTTGTCGTAGGTAGATTTGTAGCGACCAGAGAACCTATCAAATGCTTTAGCCGTCTCTCCTTCATCAAGGGCTCTGCGCTTCTCGGAAGAGAAAGCAATTTGATCGTTGACCAAATCACGGGAGAATCCAGCAGCCTGAAACTTCATCTGCTCCTTTGGATTGACACGCTGAATGCGGATACCAGCAAGATTGGACAACAAGATGTCGTCAATCTTTGTGGCATTTGGACTAGAGGGTTTAACGCCAGTTTCTTCAGCCTTAAGTGCGCGATAGCCCTTGTTGATTTCTTTGATTACCAGTGGTGTAAATGCGCTGTCCAAAAAGTATATTGACTTGTCGGCAAACTGTTTGTAATCGGGGTCGTTCTCGCTGCTAATTGGAACTCCCCTACCGGTCTTACCCGTGTAAACCTCAGTTAGTGGAGCAAGCAAAAGGTTTTGGCCAAAGGCTTGTTTGCTTGCAACGGAGATGAATTTCTTCATCGCATCCTGCGGGTTCTCTTGGTTGAGAGCAGCAAACGCGGCCTCCATCACGGACGTGTGGGGTATGTTGTAGTTAAGATTGGTGTAGGTGTATGAACCGTCGTCCGCCTTGTTAATCTTAATGAAAGAATCCTTGTCCCATTCCGGTAGCCGATTCCTTACCGCTGCTTCTTCTTCTTTGGAAAGATCGGTATTCAATCCAAGAGCACCAGCAGCCCCCAGTGTTGTGGTCATTGCAGTCATGCGCTTTATCCCTGCATCACGCAATGCTGGATTGCCACTGTTGATGTCTTGCAACGCCAACTTGTAGGTGTTGTAAACAACGCGGAACCGGTCAGCAGTGTAGGCAACAAATGGGTCTAAGAACCCAACAGAAGAGAAGTTGCGGATAGCTTGCGGCAAGCTGTCGTAGTCCTGAGTGGTCATGCGGACACGCTCTGCCGCCTTGCTGAACAACTCATCTTTTGACATACCGGGATAGGCTTGTCTCAAATCATTGATTTCTCCCGCAAGGTTAAATGCCTTTGCTGAAGACTCAGGCATGGAGTAGAACTTGCCTACCGTGCTCAATCCAGACTTTGCTTTACTTGCAGCTTTCGCAAGAAGCGGATTTTTAATTTCACCCTCAGCAATCCTGAAGGTATTGAGGAAGTCAGCAAATTGAATGTTGGGTTGAATGAGCCTCTCCCTAAGCATTCCCTTGTAAAAATCTTGTGCCTCTTTAGCTGCAATTGAACCATCCGGTTTAATTAGCCCAAGTTGATAGCCAGCGTTTCTTGCAGCTTGACCATAGTTTCCAGTCTTAAGCATCTCAAGGCCATGGCCCTGAGCAATTACGTCTAGCGAGCCGCCCCACAAATTAGACGCCCAACCCTTCAAGGAGCCAAGAGTCTTTGGGATTTTAGCCGCGCTAGATAGCACAGCAAGCCCACTCATTTTGCTCATAATTGGCCCAAGGTCATTCGTTGTGTATTGATCGAATGCTTTCTTAAACTCTGGAGTTGTGTATAAACCGCTCATTGGATTGAGCTTGTTGCCCTTTGGAGCAATCATCACATCGCCGGGGAGTGATGCGTTGCTTCTGAATATACCCGAAGCCAAACCAATACGGCTCACCTCGCTGAGCCCTTTGTAGGTTGCCTCCGTGTTTGTTATGCGATTGAGCGTTTCGCTAGCAAGGAAAACAGGGTCCTGAATCTGGCCAAGCAACTCTCGGGTGGCTTCGTCAATGTTCTTGCGTTTCTTGAATATGCCAGAGTTGGTGGAGATTCTACCCTGAGTAATAAACGCAGCAGCATTGTCCCTGTCTAACAGTTCATTGGCCGCATTCGTGTATTTTTGAGTTAACTTGGCGCGTTCGGCGGCAATCTGATCGTTAGCATCCTTAACACTAAGGAGCTTGGTTGTTTTAAGACCCGACCAATCTCGCATATCATTCTCAACATTCTGCGTAACCCACTTGTTAAACGATGTTTCGCTTGGCTTCCAGCCGGGAACGGCAAAGATTTTATACGCACGACGGATGTAGCTTCCCTCGTTATTGGTCATCGTGTTATACAAGGCATCGCCCGGTTCCACCACGCCAAGTTCCTTGAGCCTACCCGTAGCATCATCAATGGTCTGGCGAAGAGCCATAGTGGTTGCTGCAAAGTCTTCTGGAATGTTTGTTTGATTAAGCTCCCCAGACAGCACTTTTTTTATCTTGAAGTTGAGATCGGCACGAACGGTGGCATCCTTAACGCCGCCAAGTTTCTTTTCCAATTCAGCTACTAGAATTCGGCCTTCTTCAGAAATAGCGTTCTTATCGCCGTCAATGCGTTTTAAGGCATCAATTATTGGCGACCCTATCCGTTGCTCCCGAAACAAGGGATTGTTCGTTAAACGGGTTGTAATCGACTGTTCCAAGCCACCCAACGCACCGCCAACCACTGCACCACCAGCAAGAGCCTTGGAAAACTCCTCAACTGTTGGAAGCCGTTTTTCGTCAATAGCAACCTTAGCAATCTCTCCAGCTCCAGCCACACCAGCACCTTGAGCTGCACGCATACCCATGTTCTTTAAAACACTTCCGCCAGCTTGAGCAGCCTTACCACCGGGAATTGCACCAAGCCCAATGGCAGAAGCTAGTTCTCCAAATGAAAAGTCGGGACGTTCACCACGCTGAATTTGGCCCTTTTGAACAAGTGTATTACCAATGCCCGCGCCTATACCACCAAGGACAGGAATGGACGCCCCACCCGTAAGAGGAGCAAGAGCAGCCCCAGCTACTTGACCACCAATACCAAGCCCTACCTCAATACCAATGTTGGCGGCTGTTTGACCAAGGCTAGATTGTTCAGGCTTTGCGCTATTTACAGAAGCGTCATATTGCTGCAAAGCATCCCAATCCTCCTTGGTTGGTTCAGTGGGTTTGTTCCATTGATAGACCCGACCAGAAGGAGATGTAATTTGCATGGCTTAACGTGTGCTCCAGCCGGGAGGCATGGCCGAAACTTTGCTTAGAATTGGATTCTGTGGCTGGGATGCTTGTTGACCCCGAAGTGCTTCAAGGCGATTGTTAAAAAGAGCAACGGGAGAAATAGGCATACCAACCATATCTTTTCCACCATAGACAGCTGTAAGGCTTGCGAGTGTTTCTTTATACGCTTCTGGAAGCCTATCCCAAGACCCATAACGGGTAGCTTGATTGAGCAGCATTTGAAATTGATCTTGTTCAATCTTCTTGGTCATACCAATAGAAAGAGGCTTGCTTTCATTAGCATCAATAATCTTGAAGTTGTTGCCAAAGGTAATAGCTGTTAAACCACCGCCCAAATCAATTTTCTCAACATCAGTCTTAAATGCAGTCTTAACTTTAGCCAAGAACTCAAGAGATAGTTCTCCGCCTTGTTTGAGATATTCATTAAGAACCTTGTCTGTTTTCTCTTGAGCAGTGGCATTACGAAACTCCGGCTTTGTAACCAACTCAAATGAGGCAGATTGTAGCGGGGTAAGATTGGGGTCTTTGGAAACGAATGTTTTAATCTCAGCGGGAGTTGCCCCCTGAGCATCCTTGGCAACAAACTTCTGGGCCTCATCAATTGTTTTCTTTGTTTCAGCAAAACGAGACAGCTCAGATTGAGCGTTGGTGTATAGATTGTTGGATGCAACCTTTTCAGCAGAGCTTAATGGACGAGTTCCAACACGAACCCCATAGGTTCCCGTCATGTTTGATGTTGGGATGCTTTCATTTCTAACAATCGTTTCTAAATTCTTGACCTGACTTGCCTTCTGTTCGTATTCTCTGTTAAAGCTATTTACAATGTCATTGTTTAACTGAGCTGCTCCAGTTACCGGGTTGACTATAATAAATTGTTTAACACCCTCTGGAACAGCTTTAGATTGTGGCAAATTAAATTTAACACCGGGAACAACGCCACCCTCCTCCACTGCTTTACCGTAGCTAAGACGAGCAAGATTGGCTCGACCCTCTTCCTTGGTTGGGGTTGGATATGTTGTCTTAACGGTTGTGCTAACCCCTGCCGGAACCTGCATTCCTTGGGTTGAAGAAAAAGCCTGACTCAAGAATTTATCGTTTGCAATGGTTGAAATGTCACGCTCGGCCTGACGAATTGCATTAGCCTCAGCCAAAGCCCCACGGGACTTTTGAAGGATGCCATCAAGTTCATTAGCGTATGACTTTAGCTTACCAATAGACACCTTTGGAATGTCTTCAACGGATAGGCTTTCCAGCATCTCAGGACGAATCGGGGCCTTATTACCATAGAGCTTTGGGTTAGCCCTAAATTGATTCATGGACTGAATCGCCTCACCCATCTTGCTTCTTACGGCTGTCTCAAAAAAATCACGCTCCTCTTTATTCTTCTGATAGTTCTGGATACCACTACCAATTTGTTGGCCAAGATTGGCGAACATTTGGCCGTATGCTTGGCCGCCTGCTTGGATGCTTTGTGCAGCAGATTGCGCCCCCTGTGTAATGGGGGAGTAGTCAATGCGACCTAGGGCGGGATTTACGGAGCTTCCAATCATAAAAATAGTGTTGTTACTGCCTCATGTAAACTGGGTCCATTCTAGCAGCCCAACGAAGTTGCTCTGAAACATTGCTAACCAGAGCCCCACCCATCTTTGGGCACGGAACAGAATTGGGTGAAGACTTGCTCATACAGGCCGTGCAAGCCGAGAAATAGTCTGGATTCATGCTCTTATCCTCGCGCTCCTTCCACTTACCATTCTCCTTCACATATCTGGTGTGGTGGATAGGGACATTGTTCTCTTCGGTGTATCGCCATAAATCGTCATCCGTAAACATCCTAATGGGAAAGGCCGCGCTTGCGCTTTCAAGGTTTACGGCAATGTCTGAATTCAAGGGAACACTCCCGTAGATCGGGTCGCTATCCGTGGACTTGTGCCCATGAAAAACAAAGTCCCAAGGGTATTTGAATGAACCCGTTGGCTTGAGGTAGATGTCTTTTAAGCCGCAAACAAACTGTTCCCCTTCTCGCGGGGAACGAATACCAGTTGGAACCATGCAAGTTTGCTTTCCAATTGGGTAGTAATTTACTATTTCAACCTCTCCGTTGTGCTCTTGGATTTCGGTTGATAGTGGCGGATAGTCGTAAACGGTTAGGTTAAAACCATCTATGACGCTGTTCGCAAAGCGATACCTATGCGGCTGGAATGCCTCTCGGTGGAATATAATCGGGATATTGCGGATGTGTCTTAGAACCAAATCTAGAACAACCATGCTGTCCTTACCGAAGGAACACATGATTGCTGGATTTTGGGCACGCTTTAGCGTTTGCTCAATGAGGGCATGAGCATAATCTATCTTGTTTTGGTATTGCATTATAGGGCGACAATAGCAGCTGCACCAGCCGCTCCGCCCAAGATTGAACCAACACCGGAAGCAACACCAGCAGTTTTTGTAGCAGAAGCACCCATCCTAGCGGCATCCAATTGAGCTTTAGCGGCTGTTTCCGCAATGCTCTTGTTGGTCATGTTAGCGTTGTTAGCCAATGCCAAGTTAACACCCGTGTCTGGATTGTAAGTTGTTGGAGTATTAAACATCTTAGCCAAGTCCAGAACATAGTTCTGTTGTTGACCAGCTGTTTGAGCAGCATTGCTTGTCTGGCCAAGCAGCGCACTCATTGGGTCATACGCTGCATTGCGATAGCCTGTTGCTAAATTAGTAGCATAGTCACGATTGGACTGAGCTTGATTGGCCCCAGCCTGTCCAAGAACCCCAAGATTGGTGATATTACCCTGTTGCTGATTGGCAGAGAATGTGCGGTTTTGAGCAGCAACATCTAGGTTGGCGATCTGATTGGCCAAAGAGAATTGATTGGCGGCTCCCTGATTGGCCAGAGCATATTTTGCCATAAGCTCAGCATTAGTAAGCTGAGTTTGATTTGCGGCGTCTGCACCAAAAATTCTAGCTGCATTGATTGCAGCTTGATTGGCGGTGTTGGCTTGATTTCTGGCGTTAGCACTAAACTGGTTGGCCGTATTTGTAGCCGCTTGGTTAGCTAAGAACATCTGGTTGGCTGCATCTGCGCCAAACTGACCCGCATTAGAACCAAGCAAAGCGTTTTGCAAAGCTGCTTGATTAGCAGCATTAGCCGCGAATTGATTGGCTGTATTGGCAGCATTTGCTCCAAACTGACTGGCATCAGCTTTAAGACCAGCGGTGAATTGATTGGCTGTGTTAGTAGCTCCAACATTAGCGAGAGCCACATTCTGATTGGCTTGCTGATTGGCAAGCGCAGCCTGAAGTGCGGCCTGTTGATTGGACTGTTGAAGACCAATTTCCTGACCATAAAGACCTGTCCCAAAGTTACGATTGGTGGTGAGGTCTTGGGTGTAAGCCTGATTGAGAGCAACGGCTTGAGCCAAGTCTTCAGCCTGACGTTGACGCATTGCACCAGAACGAGCCGCAGCTTCAGCAGCAATGGCTGGATTGCTCATCTCAATGCCACGCGCAGCATAGGCTTCACGGGTGCCTTGCTGAACATTACGAAGTTCTTCAGGAGAAAGCTGACCCGTACTGGCGGCAAATTGTGCCGCACGGCCACCCAGTGTTTGAGCAGCTTGGCTAGGGCCAGCATTCAAAGCTTGATTGTAAAGCGATTCACCGAGTTTGCCACGAGCCAAACGCTCGGCTTCTGTCTGCATACCCGTGGAAGCTTGGGCTGCATTATAGCCTTGTGGGGTATAGCCCTCGGACGTGTATCCTTGGGATTTAGCTTGTTCAGCCTTATAACCACTAGATTGACCCATTGCTGCGTTGTATCCCTCGGCATTGGTTTGAGCGGCATTATATCCACCTAGACCCACCTGTGGGGCTGCTCCAAGCAAAGCCGCTTGAGCTGGGGTAAACGACAAGTCTCCAAATTGTCTGGCGTTTTCAACCGCGCTACGCATACCAGCGTAGGGGTCAGCACCGGGAGTAGCGAGGGCTTCAGCTCGTTTTAAACTAGCAAGAACCTCTGGATTAAGCTGATTGTAAGTAGCCGCAAGTTGAGGGGCTAGGGCATTAACGTCAGCGGTTGAAGCAGTTCTAACGGCTGTATTTGCCGCCGCTTCCGCTCCACTTGAAGCCTTGCTTAAGGCATTAAATAAATCAATTGAACCTCCTTCTTTAACTGTAAAATTAGCCGTAAGTCCTTCGGCGTCAGCAGCAGCCTTAGCGTATTGCTCAAGACCTCCATATATTCTGGAATAGTCATCCTTAGCATTGTTGAAATTATTGAGGATGTCAGGCCGAGCAGCAAGAAACGCCTTTGCATCAAACTGATCAACGCCTTGCGAATATTGACCAATATCTTTAAGTCCAAGGCCACCAAGGGCGGGACGTGCAGCAGCTTCAGCACCCAATAGGGCTTTAAGCGTATCTGGGTTGGATATGCTCGCAAGATAGTCGCGGGTAGCTTGTGCAGGGTCAAAACCAAATGAGTTGCCTGAACCGCCAAGTGTTAAAGCTGGGCGTGCTCCAACGTCTGGTATATACTCGCCTGTCTGTGGGTCGTAAGGCATAAAATTAGAGGGAAGAAACTGCGTAAACGCTACCTGTGGTAGAGCCGTAGGAATAGAGGGAAACAACCATTGCTTGTCCCGATGTTAGGGAAGCGGGGAAACTACCACCAGCAGAGGTCCAAGCTGGCCAGCTAGTCGTAATGGTTCCACCTGTGTTGTTCTTTAGGGCCACAATGTTTATTTGGCCGCTATCAATGCTGGAAAGCGCAAACGTGCTATTACCGCTCAGTTCGATTCTGGCGTTACTTGCAGCCGCAAGATTGAGGGTGATGGTTCCGCTTGTGGCATAGCCAAATTCAGGAACCAAATCAAGCAGCGTAATGTTGGCGATGCTGGCAATGACATTACCCGTAATTGGGCCTGTAAAGTTTCCGGCAATAGCTCCCGTTCCTGTGATAGTTGGTGAGGTTAACGTCTTGTTTGTTAACGTCTGGCTTGCCGTTAGTTGAACAATGTCGGAATTGGTAATAGTCGCAATCTTGGTGGCCGTTGCTGCGTTACCCGTAGTGCTGCCAGATGAACCACTAACGTTGCCGGTAACATTACCTGTTACAGCTCCAGTAAGGGGGCCGGAAAACGCTGTGGCAGACACCGTTCCGCCGCTTGTCCAGCTAGGACCACCCGTGCTTAGTTTGGCTGGGGTAATACCAGCATCCTTAACAATGATAGCCCCACCCGAAAGCTGGGTAGTCGTGCCGTCAACCGCACCCGATACAAACGTAGCTGCATCAACCAAGTTATTGAGGTTGGTTGCACTAACTTGCGTGTCGGCAACAATCGTTGCTCCTTTGGATAGAATTGCCATGTTATGAGGCTTGTGTTAACGCTCTGAAGGTGGGTGATGCTGTGAGCTTTACTAAGCGCAACTTGGGTCGTCCAGCAGTCGGAGTATATCTAAGTTGCATTCCGTAAGCCCGAATGTTGCCGATTCTACCACGCAGAGATGCGTCTTCACCTACCGCTAAGACTTCACCAAGGATGCCAGATACGGTGCCAAGCTCAAATTCACTATCCAAATTCTCAGACACACCCTCAATGAGAGCGTCGGAGTTGTTGCTTTCGCTGGATTCCGTGTGAATTTCAAAGCTGTTGAACTTCTTGCGTTCTGGGCTTTGGAATGTAAACTCACGGGTTAACGCTTCCGATTCAACGTGGAAGAATTTGGATGGGAGGCCGGGGAACGTGTAGATGTTATCTACGTCATCAACGCGGGACTCCACCTCATTGATGCCGCCAAATCGGTTGATGGCAAAGAGTCTATTAACGCCACCAGCACTAGAGGTAATGAAGTTGGCCACGTCCCAGCCCTCCTGTTCAATCAAATCAATGCTTTCCCAACCTTGGTTGAGCAAGTTGTAAACCAATATGGCGTTGTTGTAGATGGATGCGTTTAACGGGATGGCAATGTAGTAGCGATTGTTGTGATAGATGGCTACCGACTTGTCGGCATACTCCTTGTTAATTTGGCGAATGATGGGGTCAATTGGGTCAGACAAGGGTAGTCCTGCTCCGCGAAGATTATAGAGGTCGCCGAAGGCTGTTGCGTAAACACCGTTGTCTGAAAGGAAGAAAATTTGATTGGCAATGGTTACAACGGAACGACGAGCCACAAGCCCAGCTTCGCGTGTAATTTCTTTGAGTGTAATGTCCGTCAGGCTACCCGATAGCCCGCTAAGAAGATGAATGCTATTGCGATTGAGAACCACAGCATTGTCGTCAGTAAATGGGTGGACATACTGCAAATAGTCAGCAATGCCAGCCGTAACCTTGAACTGATTCTGGATGTGGTCATAGGTGTCTGAATCAAAAATGTCGGAGAATATCAACTCATCCCTTACGTTGCGGCTAGTAATTGTTTCACTGCCAGATGTTCCAGTAGAGGTGTAGTAGTAGGGTGCAATGATACGACGTTGATGATAGACTCCCCACGGGGGCGCGGGCATATGAACAAATCCAAGTCCTTGTGACTGAGCTACGGAATAAATTACCTTGTGACTTGCGTGATCTGCAACTTGGGCAAAGAAGGTGAATGTATTGGCATTAGGAACAGACGCAATGGTGTAACCAACTCCGTTTTCCACTAAATGGGTTGTGCTATTATCCACCACAAAAATCTGTCTTCCAACAGAAAGACCATGAGCCGTCTCACTTACAGTCACAACACCATCTGCAATGCTTGTGTTGTTATTAGCATTGTAATACGTTGTGTTGGCATAGGTGCCATTTGCCACCTTAACAAAGGCTGGGCTACCAGTAACAACGCCGTTCCAAGATAGGGCCGTAAGTCCATCTCGGAAGATGAACACCTTGTTAAACGCCTGAATCATCTCAACATCGTCTGTTATGGTGATGCCAGATGGATAGGCAATGTCAGTTGTAGCTGCTGTTGAGCAATTAACCGCAATGGCTTTAGAATTGAGGGCCAAAATAAAGTATTCGTCGTTGTCATCCGAGGGGTCGGAGAACAAGCAAGAGCCGTAGGCATTGTTGATGTTGCTGCTCAGAAGAGGAGCCCCGGCAAAGTTGTCGAAGTCAATTGAATAGGTTTCGCTACCCGTAGCACCCGTAATGGTGAATGTAAATGTTGTTGAGCCTGTAACGGTAATTGTGCGATTGCCGTTGGGGTTAACTGTTCCCGTAAGCCCAGCGATACCCACTTGCGTGCCTGTAATAAACCCATGTGCAAGAAGGGTTGTAATCGTAACCGTCGTTGTGCTGCGAGTTGCGCTACTAATTGTTTGATTGGTCCAGACGTAGAACGGAACAATCAACGCTTCGCCGCTATTACCAAGCTGAGGCCCAAAAGCATTAGACCCTTTTCGGGGTTGCCAAGCACCGTCAATGTCCATGCGTCCATTGATGGACACAGCCAGCTCGCCAGACTTTAATTGATCGGGGCGCAATCGGGCATTGATTCGTGAGAATCCAATGTCCACCTCATCATTGAACTGACTGTCTTTTTCGCCAAAAGTGTTATAACGAGCCATTGGCCTATCATACCCTACTGTGCCTTAGCACAATTAGGAACAGGACTTACGTTTGCCGTAGGCTGCTTTGCCAAAACCCTCGTAGTCCTTCTTCTTGTTCTCTTTCTTTTCGTGCTTAATCATCTGCTTGCGTGACTTGTAGTTTTCGTTTTTCATAAAAAGATATTAGCACGACCATGCTTTTCGGCTCCAGTAGTTGGCCGATAGTTTGTTAGATGTGCCCTTGATGCCGCCGGAACGGGCACAATAGGAGGCTTTCCGGCTAGGAACGCTCTTCTTGATGGACATATTGGCATCCCCAAAGCGTATCACCTTGGACTTCCCATTAGCACAGGCGCGGACTACAGACTTCTTGCCGCCGCTAATGTCTCGCCTAGGGCTGTTACAGGGTAGATTGCGTGGGTTCATGGGTCAAATGGCCTTAAATCGCAAGGAAACAGGGTTCTAGGGCCTATTGGCTTCCTTCTTCTTACGGCGTTTCGGCTTAATTATAACAGAAGGAGCCTTTTTAGCCCCAATCCACGGAGCGACGGCAAAGACCATTCCAAGCCCGGCCGCGACGCTCGCGAACCGTTCAAACGTGAGAAGCGCCCGGTCTGCGGCCTCCTTGTGCGTGCGCGAAATCGTCAGCTCCTCATGCAGCGCCTTGTTGATCAGCGCCGTCATCGGCTCGATGACCGCGTAAAGTTCGGCGGTCATGGCCGGCGAGTTGAGCGTTTCAATTTGCCCGGCGTCGCAGGCTGAACGCGCTTTCTTGAGGTAGGCTGCAACGAGTTTGTGCTGCGCCACGAGTTCCACCGGGTTGCCAAATTCCGCGAGCAATCGCTCCGCCTCGGCTTGGAGCTTCGCCAGCGAGTCGCAAAACTCTTTGGCGTTGATCAGTCCCTTGCTTGCCTTTGCCTGACCGTCCACGATAGCCAGCCCGTAAATATCGAAAAGCGGACTGAGCACGTTGCTCGTCATCGCAAATTCTTTGTCGCTCGCCGCGATGTGCTCCGAGACCGATTTCACGGTGACCACTCCGACGCCTGCGAAACAAACGACGACCGCGGCGAGCGCAGCGGTGATGACCTTCGGGCTCATTTCTTCAGGAACCTGCCCGGATTCTTGGAATACTTTTTTGCGAGCGTCGTGATGCCGTCGATAATCTCCGGCGCGAGCAGACCGGCGACGCCGTAGGTGACCGCCTTCACAAGTGAGCTGACCTCGATCTGCTCAACGATAAACCATGCGAGCGTCGAGACGATGGCCGCCATGATAACGCGCCGCACGCTGTCCCAGATCGTCCCTTGGATCGGGTTGGCCAGTAGGCGAGCAATCATGCCAGCGCCGCCAATCACCGCAGTCAGCCAGCCCGTTTCTTTCCAGAGCTTGGCCACTTCCATGAGGTCTTTGTGCTCGTTCATTTTTTTCGCATCTCCATGATTTTTTCAAGTGTGCGACCGCCGAAATAGAACGACATGATGAGCATGCCCCACTGACCGAGCAGCGAAACGTAAGACTCGTTGGCGTTGTATCCGAAGGCTGACATGCCCGCGAAAATAAAGTAGCCAGCAAGGATTGCCGCGAGCGTCATTGGCCGAATGTTTTTCGACCACCACGAGTCCGAAGCCATGTCCGCTTTGAGGCGGTCGGTCAGGTTGTCTTGCTCGACGCGGTAGGCTTCGAGGTCCGCGTTCATCTTCGCCAGCTCGCCGTTCTGCGCCAGCGCCGTGAGTTCTAGCTGCGCCTTGGCCTTCGCTTCCGGGTCCGGAATCAGCTTGTCGATCAGCTTCGTGCCGATGCCTAGAACTTCAGCGAGTGGAAACATGGGTTATACCTTCTTCGGATTCGTCAAACGACGAAACAGGAAATAAGGCAACCAGACCCATTTTGGAATCTTCGTCACCTTTACGTTAGTGCTTTCAATAAACGGCATCTCTGCATCCCAGAGCTTTACCCTAATAGGCGAGCCGTCTGGCGAGGTGCAGCTAATAATAGACACGTTGCGCGTGGGAGCGCGGCCTCGGCTCCAGTAGTTGTCGTATTGCCCAAGCTCAATCGTGCCCGAGATGCAGCATCCGTAGAGCGAAAGCCCGTCAATGGAGCCTTTGGCCGTGATCGACCCAGCCACCGTGCAATTCTGCACGACGTAGTTTTTGCCGCGCACGAAGTCTATCGAGTCCTCCTGCGAGGCTGGAATGGTGAGACCCGACACGCAGAGGTTCGACACGTTGGAGCCCTTTACGAGATCGTCGTAGTTTTCGGGGTCAAGCGGTGCCTGCCACTCAGCCGCGTTCACTGTTAGCCCGTTGTCGGCGGGTCCAACGTAGCTGCGCCAGTTCGTGTCGGAGGTTCCGGCCATGTTACTCGGCTTTCGGTTCCTTTGGCTTTAACGCCTCGGCAAGCTGCTCCGCGCACTTGCGTAGCAAATCGTGGTCGTCGGCCTTCAATGGGGCTTGGCGAGCGGCTGCGTATAGGTTTTGGAGTGCTTGCTCAGTGCTCATGTTAGGAAGCGGCGAGTTCTTGATGCGCGATGGCCGTAACCGCAGCCGAGACTTCGGCGTAGCTGTAAGTCTTGCCGCCGACGGTGACGGTTTTGTCGCTTAGGAGCGGCCAAGTAACCGTTGTCCAAGGTGACACGAATACCTGCCCATCGATTACGGTTTTCTTCTCAAAAAAAGCAGTGGCGATAGGAGACTCGCCCTGCGGGTCAGTCTGGATGCGTTGTAGCGTGGTGGTGACGATTGGGTCATTCATGGTGGAAAAAATTACGAGGAGACGGCTTTGATTACTGCGAAGTTGAAGACGGGAGCTTCCGAAGTGGTGCCGCCCGTAGTGGCAAAGGAGATACGGAAGGAGCCCGCGCCCACGGCGGTGACGTGCATCATGTAGAGGTCGGTCCCGCTGCGCTGGTTGACGATGATCGTGTCAGTCGCGGCCACGGCGGAATTGGTTACGGTGAAGCTCTGCCACGTCGCGGAGCCTGCGGCGGTGAAAAGCGTGATCGCGCCTGCGACGTTGTTGAGCGTGACGCCAGTGGTGCGCGAGGTGCCTTGCGTGACTGCGCCGCCCGCGCCGGTTGCGTAACCGATGCCGCCCGTTGCGGAGGTGGAGCGGAGCGAGCCCCTTGCCGTCACCGCTCCACCCTTGGCAACAGTGAGTTCGGAGTTCCCGTTGTTAACGAACGTCAGATTGGAACCTCCAGTGGCAGACATCAGCCATGCATCACTTGCGCCTACCGAACGGTCATACACCTGAACTCCTGCGTTTCCACCGAGGCTCGTGACGACGCCGTTAAAATTGCCGGTGCCGCCCGAATGTATGTTGCCCGCAAAACCCGCGCCGCCTGACACGATCAACGCACCGGTCGTCGTGGAGGTGGAGGCGGTGGTGTTTGTGCTGTTGATTAGGCCCGTGGTGTAGAGGCCGGTGGTCGCGTTAATCGCCGTGACAGTAGTGCCGTTCACGGTAAAATTAAACTCCCCGCCCGTTGGGACGTTGGACAGAATCCGCGTGCCAACTCCGTTTGTCCCGATGGCTAACTCGGATGCGCCGGGAAGCGCGCCGGGGCCAGTAAATACGAACCGACTGCCGGTGGAAACAGGCCCGCCGAAGTAGCCCGCCCCCGCATTGCCGAAGCCGCCCGCATTGATTAGACTCCCGGTGGTCGTGGATGTGCTGGCGGTGGTGCCGTTGATTGTTGTTATCGTGGCAGAGTTACCGATTGAGAGCGCACCGCCGTTGGGCTGGATTCCCAGTGCTGTGACCGCCCCGACGTTACTGTATCCGTTGACGAATGGTTGGTTTGTTCCGCTCGTGCCAAGGCCGACGCCATTTGTTTGTCCCGCTCCGCGAACAAAGATCGCAATGGTGTCGCTCAATTCATTCACCTCAAAACGAGCACCCAAGGTGCCTGTTGCAGACCCCACAAGGGTCCGACCAGCAAACGTCGCCGCGCCCGTCGCGCTCGTGAACGTCAACGCGGTGCCGAATGTGCCGGTGCCTAGGGTCAGGTTGGAGGCGGCTGGCGAGGTGAGAGACGCCGAGATTGGCGTCGTGAGCGTCGGTGACGTAGAGAGCACGTTTGAGCCGCTGCCCGTCGAGGTGGTCACGCCTGTGCCGCCAGAAGCCACTGCAATTGGGGTGGAGGCACTAACCGTGGTAAAGGCACCCGTAGATGGGCTAGAAGCCCCAATAGCCGTGTTTGTAATGCCAACGGCGGAATAGTCGGTGCTAACACCAACTACGGCTCCTGTGCGCCCAAACACGCTAGAAACAGCGTCCGTCAAATCTACCTTTTCCCAAGCCGTGCCGTTGCTGATAATCCAGTCACCGACGCCAAACGTAATGCTAAACTGCGTTCCAGCCGTGCTTACAACGTAATAGTCGCCCTTGGTAGAAACCGCAGGCGGGTTGTTTAAGGTTGGATTGTTTGTCGAAGCATTCCATGTCCCTTTGTAATTGACCGGGCCGCTAACAATCAGCGGGGGAGAATAGTTGATGATTTGGTCAAAAATGCCGGACATGGTTAAATGTAGTTGAGTTCGCTAATCGTAAACACGCCCGTTCCGCTTACGGAAATTACCTTGGCGTTTTTTGCCCAGCCCGCGCTCCAGATACCGCTGTTACCATCCTTGAAAATGTGGCCAACGGAAGTAGTGGGAGTAGAGCCATCAATGGTGAGCCGAATATCTGCTCCGTCTAACGTCCAATAGATGTGACTGGTGTTTGGATTGAGGGCCGCGACAATGAAGTTGGTAGCTGTTCCACCAACCGAAAGCGTTCGCATGGATGTTCCGCTAACTGGAAGCACCTGCATTGGTCCGTTAACTATGCGTGAGTTTGACATGGTTAGACAGTAAATGGGGTTGCGTGAACCGAAGCATCCGTAGAAGCAGCGCGAATAAACTTAGCCGCAAGAGCCGTGCTCTTATTCCAAAAAAACGGGGGCGTCAGTTTCTTAAACAAATGACCATTCGTAGCGGTAGGTGTGCTACCATCAAAAGTCACCATAACATCGTCACCCTGAATATCAATTAGGATGTATTTCGTCTTGGACGAAGACCAAACATTCGTAAGAGCAACTGCCGCTGTGCTTACAGCAAGGCGTTCGTCGGCCTCCCCGGTTGGAGACGGATAGAGATTAACAACAAGGGAGTTATTCATTAGCGTGATTGTGTTGAAACGTAGGTAGAAATGCGGCGAAACAAGAAGTTGTTATTGCGCTGATTCTGGGCCTTGCTCAACTCTAGCATAAGGTAGCTCATGGCAATTTGTTCTTCGGCAATAGCCTTGTCAACCTGACCGTCCATACGAAGGAAATCGGCATAGGTAGCGTGAGCTGCATAGTGGAAAAACTCTAGTGGAATATCAACCGCAGCAGTGGTGTATGGACCGGGCCATTCCTTTTTGTAGCCAACCCAAAACCCAAGGTTGCCTGTCGCGTTGTTAATGACTGTCGCGCCATTGCTATCAACGAAGAAGTCGTATTCGTAAGATGGGTTTGTGCCAAATGGATTGGCGTTCCAGATACGGTTGTAGTCCGAGATGTCGTCAATGGCCGCAGGGGACACGGTGGCGGTGCCGCTATACGTCTCAACCCCTGTTCCGGATGCAAGGCTGTAGGTAAATGTGTCGTTACTCAGGTTGGTTGTTTCAATGCTTACAACTGTCTGGGTTCCATTGGGGCTAACCGTTCCGGTGAGCCCTGACACAACAACAGTCATTCCAGCAACAAAGCTGATAGAAGCCGTGCAAACAATTGTAACCGTTGTCCCGTTACGCGAAGCAGACGAGGATGTTCTAACTCCAGCAACATCATCGTATTCACGGGCAATTAAATTATTTGTAGCTGGCCTCACCTGTGCGCCCACGATGTAACGTGGCCACGTAGGGCTGAAGTCATACGCCTCATACAAGCGACGATTGGCCATTGCCAACACTTTCGATTGTTCAAGCACAGTGAACGCATCCACGCCCGAAAGAGCTTGGACAAGTGCTAGCAACTCGGAATATGACTTGTTTTTCATTAAACTCTATTGGGGGAAAGTTCAGGCATCTTCTTGTTGAAGAATCGCATGAAATCTTTGCTGTGAACCGTCTCGTATCCGTATTTCTTCACAAGCCGGAAATACTCACGTCCCGGCATAACACCTATGCACTTCCC